CCCCAGCGGGTCGTGGAGGCAACCGAGGAGTACTTCGAAGCCGAGGATGCATTGGGCCGCTGGCTGGATGAGTGTTGCGTGCGCGAGCCCAACGCCAAGTCGCTGACTGCTGAACTGTTCACCGACTGGAAGCAATGGTCGGAAGCGGCGGGCGAATTCAGCGGGTCGCAGCGGCGTTTTTCCGATCTGCTCATCACACGCGGAATTGAGAAATGGCGCAACAGCATGGGTGTGCGGGGATTCCAGGGGATTGGTCTCAAGAACCCGCCCACGCCCGCTTACACCCCTTACGCAGACAACTGACGCTCATGAAAAACCATCCGGCTGACGCAGCCGACGCTCTTTCACGTAACTCTCCACACGTGTGCGCGTGCGCGCCTCATGGAATGTTTCGACAAACCGTGTCGGCTGCGTCAGACCAAGAGCAAGAAAGGACTGAACACATGAACACGACGATCCTCGCCCTCGATCTGGGCACGAATACTGGGTGGGCGCTGCACCACTTGGACGGCAGCATCCTCAGCGGCACGCAATGCTTCAAGCCACAGCGGTTCGAGGGTGGCGGGATGCGTTTCCTCAGATTCAAGCACTGGCTCAACGAACTGCTGTCGGCCAGCCACTCCATCAACGCGGTGTACTTCGAAGAGGTGCGACGCCACGCTGGTGTCGATGCTGCACATGCCTACGGTGGATTCATGGGCCACCTCACCGCCTGGTGTGAGCATCACAACATCCCGTACCAAGGTGTGCCAGTCGGCACCATCAAGAAGCATGCGACCGGCAAAGGCAATGCCGGCAAGGACGAGATGATCGTCGCCGCAAGGTCACGTGGTCACGATCCCAAAGACGACAACGAAGCCGATGCCTTGGCATTGCTGCACTGGGCCATCGAGATGCAGGAGGTGTGACGTGAAGATCCCGGCACAGCAATACCGCTGCCCTCTAGGTCGCCTGCAACCGCAGACCACCGATCTTGAAAACATCAAACAGTCCGGCTGGCGCGACCAGCACATCCTCGTGGTGTCCGAGCAGGACGACCGTCTGGACTTCGTCGAGCGGGAGTTCGTGCGACGGATCGGCGAGCGCCTGTACGGAGGGAAGCGTCATGGCTGAATGGACAATGGAGGATGTGGCAGCGCGCTTTTCCGAGGCGGCAGAGACCGGACGGCGGTTGCCTCCGGTCAGAGTGCAGGGCTACTTCAATGTGTGGCCAGCGTTCGCACGCAAGGAATGGGAAGGCTTCACGGACAAGGACTACGAGTACCGCCCGCTGCCACCAAGCCCCGAGGCCATCGACCGGATGCTGGAGGCGATGCGATGGGTTCAGTGGCTGGAGGAGGAGCAACGTCACCTCGTGTGGATGCGTGCCAAGCAATATGAGTGGAGGGTTATCTGTCGTCGCTTTGGTTGCGAGCGGACGACGGCGTGGAGGCGGTGGCAACGGGCATTGCAGATCGTTGCTGAGCGGCTCAACGAGCAGACTCATCGCGCGGTAGTGTTTTGACGTGAATTGGCGTCAATAGGCGTGTAAGCGCTGCAATCAACGGCAATCAGCGGTTTTTGGCCATGCAACATCTACCCCGGGTTTTGGATACTATGACAGCTATGATCTGGCGAGCGGTGTGGGTGTGAATCTACATCGTTCTCAGTCAGGAAATTCGATGGGTCCTTCCTGTCAAAAATCCCATGCGGGGGGCGCGAGCGCGGCATTTCGCTAGCGTCAAACTGCAAACCGAGGTTTGCAGGGTTTGCAGGTTTGCACCCCAGTCCGACCGGCCCGCCACTGCGCGGGCCTTTTAGTTTCTACGGCAGCAGCGACCCTCGCGGCCCGTGACGGGGCTTTCCTCCTTTCACCCGTCCGGGCCGCACCTTTTTTGGAAACCTGAACTGAAAATGCTCAACGTCGAGTACCGCAAGGTCGAGACGCTGATCCCCTACGCACGGAATCCGAGGACGCACAACGACGAGCAGGTGGCGAAGATCGCCGCCAGCATCGTCGAGTACGGCTGGACGAATCCGATCCTGGTGGACGGCGAGAACGGCATCATTGCCGGCCACGGTCGGCTGGCGGCTGCGCGCAAGTTGGAGCTGGCCGAGGTGCCGGTCATCGAACTGGCTCACCTGTCGCCGACCCAGAAGCGCGCCTACGTGATTTCCGACAACCGCCTGGCGCTCGATGCCGGATGGGATGACGCGATGCTGGCGCTGGAACTGGCCGAGTTGTCCGAGGCGGGATACGACCTCGCGCTCACCGGCTTCGACGATGCCGAGATCGAGCAGTTGCTCGCCACCGACGTCGCAGTCGACGGCGAAGCGGACGACGCGCAGGAGAGCGACGAACCCGATGCGGCCGACGACGTACCAGCCACTCCGGCGACGCCTGTCTCTCAGCCCGGTGATGTCTGGGCATTGGGTGCGCACCGGGTGATCTGCGGCGATGCCGCCGATCCGGCTGTGATCGGGGCACTGATGGCCGGCGAGCAAGCGGTGCTTTGCTTCACGTCGCCGCCCTACGGTAACCAACGCGACTACACGAACACCATCATCGATTGGGATGCCCTGATGCGCGGCGTCTTCGCCCAGCTGCCGATGGCCCCGACCGGCCAGGTGCTGGTCAATCTCGGGCTGATCCACCGCGAGCAGGAAGTCATTCCATACTGGGATGCCTGGCTCGACTGGATGCGTACTCAGGGCTGGCGGCGCTTTGCCTGGTACGTCTGGGATCAGGGGCCGGGACTGCCCGGCGACTGGAACGGTCGCCTTGCGCCGGCCTTCGAATTCGTCTTCCACTTCAACCGGAAGGACAGTGAGGCGCGTCGCCCCAACAAGATCGTGCCCTGCATCTACGCCGGGCGCGACACCCATCTGCGCGGCGACGGCACCAGTGCCGGCGGCATGCGCAACAAGGACGGCAGCAAGACAGCGTGGAACCACGTCGGCACCGTCACCCAGGACTTCCGCATTCCCGACTCGGTGATTCGCATCATGCGGCACAAGGGCAAGATCGGTCAGGACATCGATCACCCGGCCGTATTTCCGGTGGCGCTGCCCGAGTTCGTGCTGGAGTCCTACACCAACGAGGGCGAGATCGTGTTCGAGCCGTTCTGCGGTTCTGGCACCACCATCCTCGCCGCACAGCGCACCGGGCGAGTGACCCGGGCAACGGAGATCGCCCCCGAGTACGTCGATGTGGTGGTCAAGCGCTTCCAGCAGAACTTCCCCGACGTGCCGGTGACGCTGGTTGCCACCGGCCAGACCTTCGATGAGGTCGCCGCCGAACGATTGGGAGCACAGGCATGAACATCTCCTGGCTTGCCGACAAGATCGAGCAGTGGCCGACCGACCGGCTCGTTCCCTATGCACGCAACGCGCGCACCCATACCGATTCGCAAGTGGCGCAGATCGCGGCCTCGATTGCGGAGTTCGGTTTCACCAATCCCATCCTCGCGGGCAGCGACGGTGTGATCGTTGCCGGGCATGGTCGATTGGCCGCCGCTCTGAAGCTAGGCATCGAAATGGTGCCGGTGGTGGTGCTCGATCACCTGACTCCAACCCAGCGCCGGGCGCTGGTAATCGCGGACAACCGGATCGCCGAGAACGCGGGCTGGGACGAGGCGATGCTGCAAGTGGAATTGATAGCCCTGCAGGATGACGACTTCGATCTGAGCCTGACCGGCTTCGACGCCGACGCGCTGGCCGATCTGCTGGCTGGTGGTGAGACTACCAACGATGGGCAGACCGACGAGGATGCTGCGCCAGAGGTATCGGAGATCCCTGTGTCCCGACCGGGCGACGTCTGGGTCTGTGGCGAGCATCGAGTGCTCTGCGGCGATGCCACCAATGCCGATGCCTACACCACGGTGCTGGGCGACGAATCGGCTGGCATGGTTTTCACCGACCCGCCGTACAACGTGAACTACGCCAACAGTGCAAAGGACAAGATGCGCGGCAAAAACCGCGCGATCCTCAACGACAACTTGGGCGATGGTTTCTACGACTTCCTGCTGGCGGCGCTGACGCCGACCCTGGCGCACTGCCGGGGCGGCATCTACGTCGCGATGTCCTCCAGCGAACTCGACACCCTGCAATCCGCCTTCCGGGCTGCCGGTGGCCACTGGTCGACGTTCGTCATCTGGGCCAAGAACACCTTCACCCGGGGGCGTGCCGACGACCCGCGCCAGTACGAGCCCATCCTCTACGGATGGCCAGAGGGTGGCGAGCGCCACTGGTGCGGTGACCGCGACCAGGGCGACGTCTGGCAGATCAAGAAGCCGCACAAGAACGATCTGCACCCAACCATGAAGCCGGTGGAACTGGTGGAACGGGCGATTCGCAATTCCAGTCGCCCGAGCGACGTGGTGCTCGACCCGTTTGGCGGATCCGGCAGCACGCTGATCGCCGCCGAGAAGTCGGGACGGCGGGCGCGGCTCATCGAGCTCGACCCGAAGTACGTGGATGTGATCGTGCGCCGTTGGCAGGACTATGCCGGGGCGCAGGCCACCCGCTTGGCGGATGGCGTGGCGTTCGATCAGGCGGCGAGTTCTTCTTCGACGATCTCGCAGTGAATCACAAATCCCGTCAGGTAAGGCAGCCCCTTGGGGATGCCGTACTCCTTGCTGGTCTGGCGGCCAATCGTCCAGCCCATCCAGCGAGCGACCGCCGCGTCGACCGCTTGCTTGATGGCGTGGCCCCTGAGCATCTCGTTCAGGACATCGTCCGCAAAGTGCCGCCCGTGGCGGCTGTCGAGGAAGGCCCTGACCGATTCGAGGGGCTGGCAAGTGGCGTCGGAGATCGCGGTCATCGCGATGGGCCAGGCGGTTTGGGCGTCGTCGTTCATGGTGCCCCAAAAGCCCCAGGCATCGTTTTGGGTGGCGGGGATTTGCTTGGTGGTGGTCATCGTTGTCTCCTTCGGGTTGATCGTTGCGACACCCGTATGAACGCGCTGTTCGATTGAGAAGCCAAGCACTTTCTGAAACTTTTTGGCTATTCGTAACGTGTTGTAGATGTTCGCAACGCTGCCGTTCCCGGATAAGCTAGGATTCGGCAACTCACTGCCCTAAGCCATCCATCCCATTTCAGTTTCAAGGAGTCTTCCGAAGCAGCCATACCTAATATCGAATGACGTTGAATCCCTCCTCTTGCTGAGGCGCCTCAAAGTAACTCGTAATCAGGTGAAACTCACTATCATCCACAATGAAAGCGTGGGAACTTGCTGCATTTCGCGCATGCAAGCGCAACAAACAGACATCATCGGGTACGTCAAGAAAATGCAGCACATGCCCCGATTGGACGTTGTTTAGAAGGCTCATCATCCATTTTCGGTTCGCGACAGTATTGGCAGGAAAATCCAAGACTACTGAGACCCCTATCCTAAGGAGCTCTGTCACATGCGGCCCCACAGCATTACGTAAGTTAGCAGCGCATCGGATATAGTCTGGCACAGTCTTGATGTCCCCAGGATAGAGATCAGCAAGCCATCTGTCCTCGTTGAGAATCGCCGCGTTCGGCGCCAGAGCCAGTTCTTTGGCCAATGTGGATTTTCCAGAGGCGATTTTTCCGCAGAGCAAATGTAGTGTCGCTAATGGTTTCGACATTTACACGGCCCCCAGTAAATCCGTCCCATAGGAATTATCAACAACGCAAAGCCACTTGTCGGCAGATTCTTCACGGAACACGTAAGTGGCACGCCTAGTCACGCAACTGGCCACACCGGCTTTATCAACCGTTTCCAGGATGGTTTCCATGATGACTAGCGCCGTATTCCCGCCCTGAATAACTTGCATCTCGCCTTGCTTGACAACAAGACTATGGTTGAAATATTCGGCAATCGCAGCGAATGCCTTACGAATCTGTTCCTTGCCTGTTGCGATCATGCCAGGCTTGATGACAAGCGCTGCGTCGTCCGCGTAGAACTCCATTAACGCGTCGAAGTCCTCGTCGGTGATAGCCTTGTCAGCTGATTTGATAGCCTGTTTGATTGGGTGGTGTTTCATGTCGATCTCCCTTGGTTAGAGTGCCAGGAGACGGACATAAAAAACCCGCCTCTTGGCGGGTTGCTGTGAAATGAAGCGTGCTAACCCACCATCGTTGAGATGGTGGTAATAATGACGGCAGGAGCGTTGAGCACAATCTTCATGAGGAAAACGATAACAGAAAAAGTTGAGTTGTTCAAGCTACAGTCTTTTCCAGTCTACAGTCTTTTCCAGCTACTGCTGCAGCCGAGTTAACCCTGAGTACCAATTCCCGCAATGGGAGATGATCGCCGCCCCATTGTTGATCACGCAATCCGGTAGATGCGCTCGCCGCCGTCGGGCTTTTCCGAGGTGATGGTGAGTCCGAGTTTCTTCTTGAACGCCCCGGCAAAGGTGCCGCGCACTGTGTGCGCCTGCCAGCCGGTAGCCGCACAGATCTGGTTGATGGTGGCCCCCTCCGGACGTTGCAGCATCTGGATCACCGTGGCCTGCTTGCTGTTTTCGCGGGTGCGAGGCTTGCCCTCGACGCCGACCTTGATCAACGTCTTGGCTGCGCCCTGTTTTTCTTGCGCCCAGTTAGCCTCTGCGGCCGACACGGCGGCCTCGACCTCGGGGTCGGGGTGAATGGTGGCCGGCGTCGGCCTAGCGCACCCCAGGGCATCGTAGCCCTCGGCGGCGACGAACCAATTGGTGCTGTCGCGGGTGATCAGGGCCTTGTTGAACAGTCCTTCCAGCACCTTGGTGCGGGCACCGCCCTTGATGTTGTCGGGGAACCACTCGATCTTGCCGCCGGTGTGTTCGATGGCGTAGGCGAGGATGGCGTGCTGGGCAGGGGTCAGTTGGATGGTGGTCATTTGATGCTCCTTCGTGGTGGTTGATGGTGTGGTCATGAACGCGCTGTTCGCGAGTGAAGCCAAGCGTTTTCCGCTGCTTTCTCAGCCCTGCTTCGCGGCCTGCCGGCCTGCCTCGTAGGCCGCCATCAGGGCGCTCTTTACGCCCCAGACGCTGACCTCGTGGAAGTCCATCCGGTCGCTGTTGCGGGTTTCCAGGGTTTCGATGAACAGGTGGTCCAGCGCGATCTGCTGCAGTTGCTGGTCGAGGGCTTTGGCGGCTTGCTTGGTCATGTTTTTCACCTTGTGGCGTCGTTGATGGTGATGCCATGAACGCGCTGCTCCAGAGAGAAGCCAAGCTGAATCTGAACGGGGCTGCACCAATGCTTGATGGAGATCATGGGACTGTCGATTCGCGCCTATGCCCGGCACCGAGGGGTGTCGGACACCGCCGTGCACAAGGCCATTCGTGCCGGGCGGATCACGCCGGAGGCCGATGGCAGCATCGATCCGGACAAGGCCGACCGGGACTGGGCGAAGAATTCCGACACGCCCAAGGAGGGCACCAAGCGCCGGGCTGAAACGGTCGCGGTCAAGGAACCTGCCGGCGAGCCGGTTGCTCCGGCATTGAATGCCGGTGGTACGTCGCTGCTACAGGCCCGCACCGTGAACGAGGTGGTCAAGGCGCAGACGAACAAGGTGCGACTGGCCCGGCTCAAGGGTGAACTGGTCGACCGGCCTCAGGCCATCGCCCACGTTTTCAAGCTGGCGCGTTCTGAGCGCGATGCCTGGCTCAACTGGCCTGCACGCATCTCTGGGCAGATGGCATCGAAGCTCGGCGTCGATGCTCACACGCTGCACGTTGCGCTGGAGACTGCCGTGCGTGAACACTTGCAGGAGCTGGGCGACGTTCGCCCCCGGGTGGATTGATGCTGGATGCGGATTACGAAGGCGGGATCGACATCGAGCGCGCCTGGCGGGAGGGGCTGACGCCAGATCCCTTGCTCACCGTGTCTGAGTGGTCGGATCGCCACCGGATGCTTTCCAGC